GACACCAAGGTAGACCAAGGTAGCAACCAAGGTACAAGTAAGGTAGACACCAAGGTAGACCAAGGTAGCAACCAAGGTAGCAACCAAGGTAGCAACCAAGGTACAAGTAAGGTAGACCAAGGTAATGGGGGGAATATAGGGGGGCTAAAAGCCCAAAAAGAAAAAGCTAAAAGGGGGAAAAGGGAACTTGCCCCCGTTGCCCCCGAGCACAATGAGCTGATAGAACGATACAGAGAGGTAGAGAGGGATAGCCCCATGCCTCGTCCCAATGGCGTACTCACACCGGTGATCGCTGTCTACAACGAGGTGCGTCGGGATTTCCCTGATCTCCCTCCAGCCCCAGACTACGACACCCACATGTTCTGGCAGGCCAAAGAACTTACCGATGCCTGGGGTGGGGAAAACTTTCGGGAGAGACTAGGTCAGGCCCTACGCCGGGCGGCCGCCTCGTCCTTCCTTCGGAGTAAGCCGAAGAACCTCTACAACTACATCTGGCTAACAAAGCTCTCGAACCTCGAGAAGATCGAGACAGGAAAATACGACAATGACGAACCGAAGGCTTCTACCTCTCGTACCTCTTACTCCAATGCTGCTCAGCACCCAGAGCGAGCAGCTCCTCCCCCGACCTCATCAGCTCCTCCCATCAATGAGACCCAAGAGGAGCGAGACCGGCGACAATGGCCTACTCTCGATGCTGGAAGCCGTGCAGCTCTTAAGAGAAACTTCCCCGATAGGTATGCCTCCTTCCCCGACTGAGGAAGCTATCCCTCACTATTACTTAACCCTTCTACCCCCTATGGATTTTAACGGAACGAACTTGACAAAGGAGCAGCTAATCAACCTGCTCGATCCTATACACTTCGGAGCTAACCCTGCACGTCTCTTCGACAATCCGCTCAGCTTCGATGATGCCCTAGACCTATTGATGGAGCTAGGACATAGGGAGACAAACGGATTCGCCCTCTGCTCGGATGACATCATCGCCTATCGCACTGCTCTCTCGTGGCTACTAGCTACAGACGACTGCCCGAAGCCCTTCGGGGGGCTATACGTCTGGGGACCTACAGGCACGGGGAAGACCATGCTCGTACGACTGCTACAGAAGCTATCCCGCCTACTGGTAATCAGGAGACCCTTCTGGGTATATACCGAGGGCACACAGCGCTGGCGCATCGAGTATTATCCTCTGGACTGGTCTATCCCCGGCACATCTGCGCCCCATGCTCGTGACTATATCTCACACTTCACAGAAACAGGGACCTATCTCAACGAAGGACGCTACGTGATGCACATCGGAGACCTAGGAGCTGAGCCCCGAGAGGCTATGCACTATGGCTCTCGCTCAGTGGTGCTGGCGGACCTCATCGGTAGACGTAGTGACCTACATAACGTGCGTCTCAGCCGTCCGATGGTCATCACCTCCAACTATGCTCCGACTGCACTGAGCTCTCCAGGTCTCTATGATGACCGCACTGTATCACGTATTCTCGGGGATTGTGTCGTCATACAGCTATCTGGTGGCGATCATCGACTACCTACCCAGACTAAGTGATCATCTCTCCTCTACAGAGAGGCGGTGGGGCTTACCTATAGGATGGTATCCTATGCTCTGCCACCCGAGGTAGTCCCTCCGCACTCTCTTGCCTCTCATCTCCTATTCACCCCAAAAACAACGACAACACATGTCACTAACGACTATCGTAGGCCTCGTCCTACTCCTGACCAGCGCCATTATCTTTGGCTTCCTTTTTTTTTCGCAGAGTACAGAAGACTACTACACCCGAGGATACAAAGCCGGGCGACAAGACGGATATAGGAACGGGTACGTGGATGGGTACGAAGCAGGAAAGAAGTGGACAAACACCAAGTAATGACACCGCTATGCCTACCTCACCTACAAAGACGGTATACAAGCAGTACATCTCCACATTCGTCGATGTCGAAAGGCATCGTTGGGCACTGCTATCACCTACCCCGACACGGAGGCCATACGCTCCTATCCCGACATTCAGGTGGTGACGCTCGCTGTCCCTCCTGTCACCATCTCCATCGACCGAGATGATGCCCTCGCCCCCATAGCCGAGGGACGACTAGCCTTCAGCCTGCTTCAGGAGACGCCCGAGCGCAACTATAGGCATCTCATGCAAGCCCCAGAGATTCCTAGGCGACATCGAGAAGTATAATCAAGCGACTTTGCTTGGCTGGCGTCTCTTTCGTGTCACCCCTGCTAGTCTCCTACGGTCCTCTACTCTGGATCTCCTACGGCAGGCCATCGACAGCACAATCTAAATATATAGCCCCTCTCTGTAAACATCCTGATATTCTCACACTATTATGCCCAAGACACCTCCACGCCCTGCTGAGCGCTTTCGTGCCCGACTCCCTCAGGATGAGGCTAACGAACTACGTCGCCTGCGCACGCTCTTTGGTTTCCGAAGCGACTACCAGTTCGTACAGTCCGCCGTACGCTTATTCCTTCGCCTACTACAGCGAGCAGAGAAAATGAGCATACAGACGGATGAGGAGAGCATTGAGGAGATGTTTACTCATCTTGAGGAGTGGGAAGCCCCCGAGTACGGCAGGAGATCAAGAGGAAAGGATAGCTACCTCGTAGAGCAACTCTTCGGTCAGGATAGAGAGGAGATAGGAGCCAGAGAGAATGTATTGGAGGATGACCTGAGCCACGTGCGAAGAGCAGAGGTCGATAAGTGGCTGGATCGTTTTACCGCACGGCACTATGATGCTCTATACCGATACTTCTCTCATCTCGCCCCTCCTCCATCATCTGATGGTAGTGAGCCACTGGACATCTTCCACGATACGTTGCTCCGGCTGCGCTTTCCTCCAGATGAGCTAACAGACTATGCTTCCTTTGAGCTGTACGCCCTAGGGAAGTTTCATCATCGTCACACCTAGATACCCCCTTATGAATCGCCATCGAACTAAAGAATATGCTCGCCTCATCGGCAGTCGTGCTTGGCGTCGTCTACGTGCTAGCTACCTTCGAGAGCATCCACTGTGTGAGGATTGTCTGAAGGAAGACTGTACTACCCCAGCTACGGAGGTGCATCACATACGTCCGATAGAGAGCGCAACGGGACGGCCAGAGGATATGCAAAACCTATGCTTTGACCCGATGAACCTACGTGCTCTGTGTCACTCCTGCCACGTCAAGGAGCATCAGAGACTGGCTAGCTCAAGTAAGGAGATTTCCCGTGCTCGAGCAATGGAGGCCTTAGATGCCTTCATTGCTCAATATCTCAAAGAATAAACTCAAGACAAGTAACAACGATATGAAAGGTACAGAACTATTCAAGCAGACTATCAAGCATCACTTAGATGCACGAGCAAAGGCTGATAAGCTATTCTCGGCTAGCTATGCAAAGGAGGGAAAGAACATCGACGACTGCATCACCTACATCCTGAACCAAGTGCAAGCTAGTGGATGCAATGGCTTTGCCGATGATGAAATCTACTCAATGGCCGTCCACTACTACGATGAGGATAATATATGCGTCGGAGCACCCGTGTCGTGCCAGGTGTTTGTGAACTACCACGACAACCCAAGAGAGCAAAGCACGGAGGGCAGATACCCCACGACACGTTCCAGGACCAAGGGGTTACGCAGAGATCATAGAGAAGTACCTCAATCCACTCCAAAGCCTGCGTATGAGCCAGAGTTTGTCGGAGACCTATTCGCAGGAGTTTGACGATGAAGCCAAAGACGAAGATACAGAAGGCTGTGTACGACCTACATACCAAGCTCCCTCCACTCACTCCAGCCCAGGTGAAGTGGGCTGAGATAACTTGCCCTGAACACATCGCTAAGCGGAGCTCGAGCAAAGGTGTCTGTCACTGCTTGGAGTGTGGTAATAGTTGGCGGGAGGATAAACTGCAGCAGCGAAAGAAATATATCACTTGTCCGACATGTGGAATGAAGCTCAAGGTAGACGATAGCAAGAAGAGAAGCTTTTGTGAGGAGCAATATCTGTGCTACGCAACTACTTTTAAGGGGTGGCAAGTTTTGAGGTATTTCTGCCTAAAGCACACGTCGAGGCAGGGGTCACCATCAAATACCTCCTTGTCGGAGATGGTGCAACACTGGCTAAATGAGACTGGAGACCTTGTAACTATGTCCATCCCAGTAATGCCCTATTCATGGGCTCAAAACTGGTGTTTTGGTGGGCACATGGAGGTGCGTAGGAACGATTTTAAGTACGAGCTGATGGTGTCTAATATCTACCCCAATAGTCGTGTGCTACCAGTTCTTCGACGAAATGGGTTCAGCGGGAAGTGGTTCACCAATACCCCCGTCCGTCTGATATATAGACTGCTAACAGACCCGAGGGTAGAGACCATCATGAAGTCGGGACAGCACCAACTGCTCTCCTATATACTGAATTATACGGATTACTACCTAGACAAAGTATGGCCATCGGTAAGGGTGTGTATACGCCACAACTACACCATAAACCATCCCGACCTCTGGTGTGACCTTATCATTCTGTTATCCTCCCTTGGCAAGGATACCAGGAATCCCAAATACATCTGCCCCGAGGATGTCAAATCGTCACACGACAAACATTTGGAGGCCCGACGAAAGGCTAATGATAGAGAGTGGATTAGGAGGAGAGAGCAGGATCGAATAAGACGACTAGCCGAAGAAGACAAGGTGTTCAAGGAGTCTAAGAGCAAGTACACAGGGCTATCATTCGGGAATGAAAGGATACAGGTGCAGAGCTTAGATAGCGTGAAAGAGTACATGCTTGAGGGAGATGCTATGCATCACTGCGTGTACCTAGCTGAATACCACCTAAAGCCAGACTCTCTCGTGCTATCTGCTAGGATGGACGGGAAGAGACTTGAGACAATCGAAGTGTCACTACAAACAATGGAGATTGTCCAATGTCGGGGTGAGTGGAATAAGCCCACTGAATATCACGATGAGATAGTCCAGTTGGTTCGGAGTAACATGCCCCTGATTTTTGAAAGGTCCATTTCATAATATAGGCTTACCCCCGTAGAGCTATCAACTACCTAAGAGTACAATCAGCCCCTAGGGATACCCATAAGAGATAAGTCACCCAATCACTTTCAGATCCTCGAGGAGAATATGCAACACATCCGTAGCCCCACGACCACAGTCGTATTATTTGGTAGAATTATTTTTTAGTCATACCTCCCGCCCCCTGCACCATCAGGTAGAGGTGCTACCACTCTGCACTCCCTTGGTGCAGGGGGACGACGGAGGCAGTCTCAACCCTTTAACTCCTATCTTGCTTATGTCCAAGAAAACGACAGACGGCTGGCCGGAAAAAACGACAGACAGGTCATTCCTATCATTAGTCAGCCTCATCCTCTGCATCTTCCTATTCTCCCTGGGAGTTGCATTATGGGCTCTCAGTACTCTCGTTCATTCCTCATGGATGAACGTGGTGTCCTGCATCATCCTCGGCCTTCAGAGCCCCTCCCTCTTCCTTTGGCTCTACTGCACTAGGAAGGATAACTCTAGAACCCTCTAACACCAAGACTCATGTCTTTCCTAACGATCGCAGGCCTTGTCCTGCTAGCTGTGTGGATCTGCTTCCTGGCAGTCATTTTTTTTTCGAAGAGTAGCGACTTCTACACCCAAGGGTATCGGGAAGGCCGACGTCACGGGTGGGAATGGGGATACCGCCGAGGGCGGGATGATGCCCAAGCCCACTCCTCCAAGCACCAAGGCCCGTCAGACAACCCCAATAAGTAACGACAACAACATGGCTATACCCAAACCTAAGGAGGTCGATTACAAACAATATGTCGCAACCTTCATGGATAGCAGCGATGAACCGCATCGCTGGGTTCTCATCATCTCCTATCCAGACACGGAGGACACGCACCATCATCCCCACCGCAAGGAGGTGAGGCTCGGTGTCCCACCTGTAATGCTGAACATAGAGCGAGAGAGTGCCCTAAGCCCAATTGCGGAGGGGCGGCTCTCGTTCAGCCTTCTTCAGGAGGAGCAGGCAGGTGCAGGCCTCCACTTTGACTACCGCCACTTGATGCAATCTCCCGAAGGGAGTGTGTCCGTGGCGCTCCTACGTCTCCCATCCTCTGTTCAGATCACGAGTACAGAGGATCTACTCCGGATCCCCGACGAGCTCGGACTCTATCTTAGCGATACATGGGAGCGAGGCTGGTGGCGGGGCACCCTAGACCCCGAGAGCTACCGAGAGCCTGCTAGTCAGCATTCAGGCTACCTAGTAGCCTTCGAGGCTTGTGACTTCGGTAGGCTAAAGCGGATAGAGCTTAGGTCAGGAGATGAGCGGATGCAGGGCTTCCTCCCCCGAATGGAGCTCACAGAGTTCATCGCCTCACTAGTATCGCTAGCCCTATCTGATCCCGAATGGGCGAACATCTATAGTTCTGACTCCATTGCTCAGGGACATGGTAGAAGCTATGTCGCCAAAGCACTCATGGCATGGTGCGCTGACCACTTCACCGATTGGAAGGATAAGCTGTTCGTAGAAACAGCCCCATTCCTTTCGGATGAAGATAAGCCAATCACGGCCTTTGAGGCGCTAGATCGTGTGCTCAGAGCCTTCACGCTGTCTATAGAGCAGGCGGAGGGCAACTGGGTTATCACGGATCCCTCGACACTCCAAAGTGCGGAGGAGGGGAAGTATAACTTCTCCACGCAGAATGAAGATGCCTATCTGGATCTAGTGCCTGAGGATCTAGTGCCCATGGGCGCTGATGGAGAACTGTCCGCTCTACCAGCCCGAGGATCACTGACGCTAACGACAGAGTCTCATTTGTCAGACGCCATACCCGCATTATCTTTCCCCAAGATGGAGGACCCGGGGAAGTGGCGGTTAGTCCCTCGAGCGGATGTTAAACTCACGCTCCCAGCATGGCGATATCGAGCGAATGGCATTGAAAATCTCGACTCAATAATGGGTGGTGGTGATCGGATAGAAACAGAGGCTCTTTCTCTAGGCGAAGACCGGGAGTTATACAACGTGGTATGGAACCCATGGAGCATCCATGGCCGTATAGATGCTCCTTTTATCCAAAATGGGCAGCATACGGTAGGAGAGTGGAGTATATTCAGAATAGACGAGGCTAGCTGGGAGTATGCTCCAGAGACGGGTGTATATATGAATAGATCTCTGAGAGCTGTACATGAGAATGGGAATGTAGAGCTCTTGACCTTCCGCGACAGAGGAGACTTTCACTATGCCTGTGTAAACTCCTTTGCGATTACAACAATCATCCCAGAGGCAAAGCTATATGGATACATGGCAATCGTGAGTCTTTTGCGGGACGAGCTGAACTCTTCACTAGATGCAAATGGACGGTCTTTGACGGATAGAGCTTGGACATTCTCCGTTCCAAGAGTCGCCGACCCAGAGGGTATGGGGCTACGTCTAGATCTCCCGTTGATGGTCTCGATGGGTCAGGATCTCTACCAAGAGTATACGGAAAAGACTCATACTACTATCCCATTAACAAGTTCAGGTCCTTATGGTAGGGAATACGATCGCAACGCATACCTCACAGAAGCCAGGGATAATCTGGAGCATATCGGGAAGTTCACAGATGAGATCACGGGCTGTCGGATCTACTTCTCTTTAGTCGCTCGAGGTGATCGAGACTCCGACCCAGTTCAGTCTCTTGGAATCGGAGTGCGTAAAGAGGAGCTCCATTGGGGAGATGGAGAGAATACGACACGTCTACCCTATCTCTCTTATGGCTCGATGAGTAAGGAGGGTCGCCTAAAGTGGGGTACTAGCTGGAATCATCCGAATATCGGTCAGGATGAGTACCTAGGAGAAGGCCTGCACATACCGCTTCCTCCTAAGCCGTTCACTCGACTAGAACTCAGGATCTATAGGTCCCCTAAGTTCTACAAACTGCAGGGTGAATCTGTTGCTACTCACTTCCAAGGGTGGCACTTATGGAGTGTCCCGAGCATCATAGCTCTGCAGGCCCCAGCTCTTTGGTTGGCGGATCCTCTTGGCCGTCGAGGTGGAGATCTTGCACCAGATCGAAAGGAGCGCTATCGCTACACTCCTAGTACAGATGAGGGTATGGAGGAGACCCTTCACCTCTCCGATGGGACAGGCCTGCCAAAGCTATCTCCCAGCATCGTACGCACAGCTGACGGAGTAGCACTTAAGGATCGAGAGCGTAAGTCTGAGGATGCCTTCACTCAGTATACCCTAGCTGGCTATCGAGCTGAGTGTTTTGGAGCTCTATATGGTGCTCTTCCAGCTCGAGGCTTTGAGCTGACGGGGACATTCCGCTACCGCTCTAAGATCTCTCGAGCTAAATATATGGGGCTTGACTGGCTGGCTGTATCTCGTGAGATCGATATCCAACAGATGTCAGAGAAGGGCACATATCATTTGTTGCGCCCCGCCTCGTCCGTACGACAAGAGAGCCTCATCCCTGAGGTTATCAAGGGGTACCAATATCGAGGAGAGACATATGATACATCTTCACCTCGTTATGTCGATCGTGGACCCCGCCCGCCCTCAAGGCGTAGGTAAGCCTCGCCGTTCTCGTCCTACTCCTAGTGCAGATCCCCGAACTCCGATCTTCTTACAGATTTGCGCAAAGGAGCTAGGCGTTGAGTGTGTTCCTGAGTATCGATTTCACCCGACAAGGCTATGGCGCTTTGACTATGCGTTTCCGATCCAACGCATCGCCCTCGAAGTCGAGGGTGGCGTTTGGACGGGAGGCAGACACACAAGTGCTCGCGGCTTTCTCGGAGATATTGAGAAATATAACGAGGCGACACTTCTAGGCTGGCGACTTTTGCGTATCACACCAGCGGATCTCCTTCGTATCTCGACTATGTGCCTACTTAGGCGAGCTATTGAAGCTACTCTCTAGTAAAGGTGCCCACCCTCTTTAACTTGGAGGGTGGCACCTTGAGAACCAAAATTCAAGTCGAACTCACACCATTATTCTGCTTTCTCATTTATGCCCACAGATCCCCCCATACTAACGGACAGAAATAAACAACAGACAAGTATGAACTACTTAGAACTAGCCCACAAGATCCACCAGAACGCCGTAGACAAAGGATTCTGGGATGAGGAGAGGCCTGCAAAGCACTCCCTCATGCTCGCTATCTGCGAGCTCTGTGAAGCCATTGAGGCGGATCGAGAGGGACGCCGTTCCCACCCTTCAGCGCTGGAGTGTCTACAGGATGCAGAGTTTCTCGAGGATTTCCGCAAGCACGTCAAGGACACACTCGAGGACGAGCTGGCGGACTGCGTCATTCGCCTGCTAGATCTATTGGCAAAGATATGCCCCACGGAAGAAATAAATATCACCCTATGGGAAAACGTGAACGGATTGACGCTAACCGAAGTCGCATACAGAGCTGCTGATTGTTTGTCAGATTTTGATACTTATTGGGACAGTGAAGAAGAGGATGTATACCCAGAGATGAGAGCTGGTATCCTATACACCATCGGCATATTGCAGTCCTATGCAACACTCATAGGTATCGACCTCGACAGACACATCCTGCTCAAGATGCGATACAACGCCTCTCGCCCCAGATTACATGGGAAGAAATACTAACGCCTAGAGGCTGTCTATGTTTCTTGTTTTTCCTATCTTTGCCCCAGCTAGGGGGATGGTCAGTACCCATCCCCCTAGGGGCAAAGGCTTAGGATCTCTTAGAGATTGTGAACGTTATCGTCCACTTTCCTAGCTTTACCCTAATACTGATGCTCATAACATTGGTAGTATTAGGAAGCAAAGCACTTTAATATTAGGTGGCTTTGCACAACCTTGAGAGGGATAGAGTTCGGAGCTTTGTCCCTCTCTTTTTGTATTACAAAGGTACGAAAAACACCTACACAAACCAAATGTAAGCAGTTGTTTTTCAGTTACTTGTCATTCATCTTTTCCGGATAGCGGGGGGCGTTTTTTTGAGGGAGAGGGTACCCCCTGCATACCACCTCTCGCTCCCTTTTTCACGCACGAGGTCGCAAAGTTGGGTGGGGGTGCGCTTGCTTCTGAATGCGTAGGCCCTTTTGTGTAGGAGTAAAATGTGTCGTAATAACTGATAAAGCAGCGATTTAGCCCTAATAAAGTGCACAAAAGTGTATGGCTAGAAAGTTTGGGGGGGAGATGGGGGCAAAAAGGACTATCCGCTCCATAATACAAGAACAATCCCCAAGTGATGACCAAAGACCAAACAATTACTTTCCTTAGAGATGGGCTTCAAGCCTTGGGAGCCTACTCGGCTGCCTTTGAGCCTCTGTTGGAGAGTGTAGCTATGGTCGTAGAGGTACGTGACCTGGCCTACACTCAACTTCAGCAAGACGGTGTCGTCGTTGATGAGATTAGCCGTGAAGGTGATCCTCGTAAGCGCACGAACCCAGCTTGGCCGATCTTTATTGAAAGTAGCAAGGAGTTACGGGCTCTCTTCGTGGAGCTCAAGATGACGGTGCGCACAGCTACCTTCACTAGTGGGGATGAGGTCGATAAGCTTAACATACTCTTACAGCAGGTCTATGATGAAGCCATTAAGTCCCGACGAAGCTCGGGCTCTCAAAAGCGCCCTCGTGCAAAGACTACAAAGCGCTGACGTCCCTTACCCTCGCTTCAACAAGGTAGACAAGCGCCTCTCCACTTACATCCGTGACTGCATCAAGAAGCCCGATGGGCACAACCTCTACGAACTCCTGAGCGTGGAGCAGTTCATTCGGAAGGCGGGGCACTACGCCCTACGTGATGAGAAGGTACGCCACTTCATCACCTTCTACGAGAATATACGCCTCCCAAGCGCCGAGGGAATGGTTCGCTTCCCGCTGACCCCAGTACAAGTCTTCCAGTTCACCAACATCTTCTGGTTCTATCATGACGACGGGGAGAGGCGATTGGTGCGAGAAGTGCTGCTCTTTGTTCCTCGCAAGTACAGCAAGACGACCTCCATAGCCACCCTCGCCGTCTATGATCTACTCTATGGGGATGCCAATGCCGAGAGCTACGTCGGGTCGAACAGCTACCAGCAGTCCCAGGTGTGCTTCGGCGTGATCAGTAAGATCCTCAAAGCCCTTGATCCATCGTTTCGCCGCTTCAAGATCAACCGGGAGCAAGTCTTCAACCGCATGCCAGGGAAGATGAGCATCTCCCGTTGCCTGGCTTCTGCCGCCGACCGCCTCGATGGGCTTAACGCCTCTCTTGTGATCATCGACGAATACGCCCAGGCGGAGAGTGATGCCCTGAAGAGCGTACTCACCTCCTCGATGGGCGCGAGGAAGAACCCGCTGACCTTCGTGATCACCACTGCCAGCGACAAGGTAGACACGCCATTCACCGAGATGCTCGATGCCTACAAGGCTATCCTGCGGGGAGAAGTAGAGAATGACAGCATCTTCGCCCACATCTTCGAGCCCGACGCTTGGGATGAAGAGGGCGACCCGCAGACCTGGAGGAAGGTACAGCCCCACCTCGGCATCACCGTTCGCCCAGAATACTACCAAGCCGAATACGACAAGGCACAGCTCACAGCAGGTGAAATGAAGACCTTCCGTAATAAGCTCCTTAATATCTTCGCCCGTGACGAGCGAGATCAGTGGATACCCCGTGAAGACATCGAGCGGGCGTTCTGCTCCGTGCCCTTGGAGCTCCTCCGTGGCTCAAAGGCTATGTGCGCCGTGGACCTCTCGGTGAGGGATGACTTCAGTGCCCTGACCATCCTCGTCTACACCCCGAGCCGTGTACCTGAGGGGCGTACGAGCGTCTGCCCCTTCCACGCTATTACGCACTACTTCTTCCCCCGTGGACAGCTGGATAGGCATGTCAATAGGGAGCTCTATAGGCGTTGGGCAGAGGATGGCTACCTCACCTTTTGCGAAGGTGACAGCATCGACTACCCGCTCATCGTGAATACCATCTTAATACAACCTCTCGCCACGCTCAAAATCGGCTACGACCCTTACAAAGCGCTGGAGTTTACTAACCTGCTACGCTCTACCCCTGGCGTAGGGAAGGCGAACCTAGAGGCCATTCCCCAGACCAATGGGAGTTTCAATACAGCTGTGGACTCTTTCGAGCTCGCCCTGAGCCGTCAGCAAGTGACTTTCGACCCTAACCCCATTACTGCCTACTGCTTCGCCAACGCCGTCATTGACGAGGACCGTCTCGAAAACCGAAAGCCCGTCAAGGCTATACCCTCCGACAAGATTGACGGGGCTATTACCTGCCTGATGTGCTTCTGGCTCTTTAACCACTTCAAAGCATCCGTATAACTATGAGCTTCCTTAATCGCCTCTTCCGCCGAAGCGTCTCCTCTTCCTGTAATGCCGACCCTCTGCGTTCCGTTATGGACGCCTTTCCGCAGGCCCGCCGAAGTGCTGACGTCTCCAGCCCCGATACCGCTATGGCCATTGCTAGCGTCTACCGCTGTGTGGACATCCTCTCAGGTACGATAGCTTCACTCGATCTCGAGCATCAGCGCCGTAAGGATAGGGTATTTGCCTATGTGGAGGAAAGCCCCCTGAATCTGCTCTTTTCAGGCAAAGCTAACGACCGACAGAACTTCTTCACCCTCCTTCAGAACGCCGTCATCCGCCTGCTCCTTTCGGGTAACGCCTACCTCCTCCCCCGCTTCTCCCGACGAGGTGGAATCAAGGACTTGGTACTTTTGAGTGATGGGGCAGTAGCCTATGACCAGCGAACGAACCGCTACCACGTCTCCGACCCGATTTGGGATGTCTCGGGCATCTTCTCCCCAGAAGAGATCATACACCTCAAGAACAAGAGCCTCGATGGTGGCTATACAGGCGTATCCACGATTCGATATGCAGCACTTAGTCTATCTCTCAGTGCCAATGCTGATAGACAAACCAATGATGGCCTTTTGGCAGGAAATCAAAAATCCGGCTTCCTAATCGGAGGTAACGAACTTCAGGGGCTGGGAGCCCTGAGCGAAGACGTCGCCGACAAAGTGACCGAGAGAGTGAATCGAGAGATCAATGCAGGCCAGAGAATCATTCGCCTATCTGGTTCGATGCAGTTTATCGAATCCTCGATGAGCAACAGCGATGCCGAGCTCTTGGAAGTCCGAAAGTACTCCGTCCTGGACGTCTGCCGCTTCTTCGGAGTGCACCCCTATATGGTATTTGCTGATCGGAGTACGAACTACAAGGAGGCGGAAAACTCGCAGATCAACTTCCTTAACCAGACCCTCCGCCCCTTCCTTCGTCAGATTGAGCAAGAGTTCTCCGACAAGCTTCTTCCTCGATCCGCCCGAAGCACCGAGCGCATCCGTTTTGACCTCTCGGGGCTCTTTGCCACCGACCTACGTAGCCGTGCTGACTATGTCAAGACCAGCGTCGAGGCGGGAGTAATGACCCCCAACGAGGGACGCATCTTCGAGGGGCGTAGCCCGCTGGAAGGGGGCGATCAGCTTTTCATCTCCTGCAACGTAGCCCCAATCAGCTCCCGAGTCTCATCAGATCCAGATACTTCGCTACACCAGGATTGAGATCCGTGTCATCCAGCTCTGTGTAGTGGGGGCAAAATATCACATCCTGTACATAGGGATGTATTAACTCAGTTGAATATGCCTAATCCTCCCCTCTACGAACGGCGCTCCTTTGTATCTCAAGACGTAGCACCCAAAGTTCCCGAAGGAGACTCTCGCCGTATTTCTGGCCTGGCCATCGTCTACGAGAGCGAGAGTGAAGTCCTCTACGATTGGTGGGATGATCGCTCTTTTGTCGAGATCGTTCACCGTGGAGCTGTGACTCCCGAGCTCTTGTCCTCCAGTGATGTCCTAGCACTCTACGAGCATGATCGTAAGCAGCTACTAGCCCGATCTACTCAGGGAACGGGCACACTGGAGCTGATGATAACCAACGAAGGTCTGCGCTATGCTTTTGATGCCCCGAACACCCAGATCGGAGATGATGTCTTAGAACTCCTCCGTCGTGGAGACCTTCGCTCCTCATCTTTCCTGTTCGGAGTTAAGGACGGTGACACTCGCTGGGAGCAGAAGAGTGACGGAACGTGGATACGACACATTGATCACTTCTCCTACCTCGGGGATGTCTCTGTCGTCAGCCAACCAGCTTATCCCGCTTCTAGCTCCACTGCTGAGCGAAGTCGTGAAGCTCTAAGTTCCGAGCGCTCTCACTTTCTCTCAAGTCCCAAGCCCAGATCCCTAAGTCCCCTGGAGGCATTTGCTCTTAGGCGTGCCGAAATACTCTCCAACCTATAACCCCTTAATCCCCCCCCTTATGACCAAGGAACAAGAAGAGCTCAATAAGCTCTACCTCCGTTTCAAGGAGCTACAGTCTAGTCGAAAGACAGGAAAGCTCACCGAAGACGAAGAACGAGAGCTGATCCAGATCACTGAAGAGCTCAACGAGCGCTCAACGACGATGAACGTAGAGCAAGCTCTCCGTGCTGTCGCTACAGACCAGGACGATCTTGCCCGTGAGTTCATCGCTGCCGCTCGTCGTGCTGTAGATTCTCGTGCCGTCATAGAGCTAGAGAGCCGTGCAACGACTCTCCAGCAGAACGTCGAGAGTGCCCGCCCAACCCTTATTCAAGAGCTCATCCAGCCCTTGGAAGCTGAGCTGATCCATACCAAGCTGGGCCTCCGGCTACAGACCGGTGTCTATGGACAGCCCGTTTGGCCAGTTCTTGCTGGTGTTGAAGCTCAGATTCTCGGAGAAGACGTGGCACTCACCGATAAGGCTCTCCAGATCGACAAGCTCAGCGCTACTCCTACTCGTCTCGGCGTGTACGTCCCGATTACGTCCCAGGCACTGAACGCAAGCAACATCAACCTGCGCTCTGTCATCATTGAGCGTCTAGCTAAGGCTGTGGGTGCTACGCTCAACAAGGCTCTCTTCTCTACCACGGCACCCTCATCGCCGAATAACGGCATTGCCTCCCTCCTCGCTACACCCTATGCAGCGCCTTCTGGCACCTATGCCGTAGCTACGGGACCAACGCTTAAGGACATTGTAGCTCTTGAGGCTGCTGTTCTGAGCAATGACATTCAGCCCGATGAGAGTGCAGCCTACATCGTTCACCCCAAGACCTACTGCATGCTGAAGTCTACGCCGGTAGAGAAGGGAAACCCAAAGATGCTCCTAGAAGATGGACACATGAACGGCTACCCTGTGGTCTCTACGACGTTCATGCCTGAGGATGCTATCCTTTTCGGTGTCTTCTCCTATTCGGTACTGGCGCAGTACGGCGATGGATCTCGTTTCTTCGCACAGTACAATGGGAAGAACGATCGTGTGGAGTTCACCCTCAACGATGACTTCTCCAACACGGTGCTACGTCCCGAAGCCTTCGCCTGCCTCAAGCGTAAGTAATCCCGTCATGCCCCAATACCTAACCCTCCCCGAAGCGAAGAAGCATCTCAACGTCGAGCACGATGAGGACAACGCCTTCATCATGGAGCTTATTGATGTTGCGGAGGATTTTCTTCAGCACCTCCTCGGAAGAAGTCTCTACAGTGTAGAAGTGGCTTCAGGTGTACTTCCTCCTGCATTACGACATGCACTCCGTATGATTGTCGCCCGATTCTACGCAGATAGGGAAGGGTATAGGGCTGGGCGTATCACTGAGTTCCCATTCACCCTATCAGCCCTTATCGGTCGTTATCGGATCGAACGATGAACGCAGGAGCATTCACCCATAGGCTGTTGTTCTACCGATCTGAGAAAACTCAGTCTCCTTCAGGAGCCATAACGGAGCAACGCATAGAAATCTTTTCTGCTCGAGCCTTCCTAAAAACGCAACGGGCGACATTCGATAGGGATGGGCTACAAGCACGAGAAGTGGTAGATCCTTCTCTGGTAATATTCGTAGTAAGAGAAGACCAACGCCTCAGATCGGCACGATGGATACGCTGGAGGGGCAACCTATACGACATCGTCCTTCAGACACCATCGCCAGATCGTACCGTTGTTGTCACAGCAAGATATGTGGATGAATAATGCCCGAAGTCGTATCTCTCAATGGGCTACCAAGGGTAGAAGGCTTCCTCGATCGCCTGCTTGATGTGCCAAGCCCAGAGCATCTCCGAGAACCCTTCTTCCGTGCTGCTGAGCTTTATCAGAAGGACGTCCGCTCTACACTCCCTCCACTCTACAAGCAACCCAATCGTAACGGACATGTTCCTCGAGGCAACCTCATACGTGGACTACGGAGGCGTATGCCCCGACAAAGCAGAAGAGGACGCATCTCCATATCCGTTGGCTTCTATTATGCCAATGGTAGTAGTCGAGACAAGGCCGATGCGGCGAATCATGCCCACCTCATCGACCAAGGAACTACTGACCGCTACACACATGATGGAAAGTTTCGTGGACGCCTACTGCCAAACTACTTCTGGGCGCAAGCTAAGGAGCGTCAGCGCTATCGGGCACAGCAACTCCTTCTTTCAGGTATCACTCACATTCTATCTAACATATAAGAAATGTATCTTGATCCTAGCCGGAAATGGCGTACTGCGGAATGGGTGCGCTCACAACTGCTCCAATGTGAAGAGCTCCAAGCTCTCGTAGACAAGAAGATCTTCCCTCTTATTGCCCCCGAGAATACAATGGGCGATTACATCATCGTATATCGGAGCTCCTACGGACGAGAGCGAGACAAGACAGGGGATACCAGTAGCCGAGCCTTCGTAACGGTACTCTGCTTCTCCGACAGCTATGACAGCTCCCTAGAGCTCGCCGAACTCGTAGACGCAGTGCTTGACGGTGGGCGTAACGATGATGTTGGCAAACTCTTCGCTCCAGGAACTACCGCCACACTAGACTCCAGTGAAGAAGGCCTCTCCGATGGTAAGCTCTACCAGTCTCTCACATTTGAAATCAACTAACCCCTAACCACAAACTCAATTATGCCCCAGCAATCAGCTATCAAGTACGACAAGAACAAGGATCTCCTCAAGGGAGAGATCACCATGGTCTTCCTCTGCGACATCCCTGTAGCCTATGCTAAGAAGGATGACTTCAAGTTCACCCCTAGCCAGATCGACGTAGCCAGTAAGTTCTCTGGACGATACGACGATAAGATGGGTGGTAAGAACGAATGGTCTCTCTCCGTGGAGGCCTTTGTCTCTATGACGCCTGGGCACATGTCCTATGATGCACTCGAGAATATTGCTGCATCAGGCAAGGCAATCCCTTTCGAGCTAGCACGTGTCACTCTAACAGACAACAATGGAGAGCGTACCATCACCAAGGGGGATGTTGTACGCAAGGGCAAGGTTACGGTCAGTGATCTGTCTAGGACCAGCCAGAATGGAGAGTATGAGACACTATCTTGTACTCTCAATGGGTCGGGTCCTCTCCTGAACAAGGATGGCAAGGAGATCGGTAGCACCGAAGCTCTCACCTCCGCAGGCGTCACACTCCCATGATGAAGCCTCTCGATCCATTTCGGCTAACGCTCCGTGCGGTACTCCTCTTCGAGAAGCTCACCGCACGGAGCTTCTCCTCTATCGACCTACAGGATGAGGATGATGCTCAAGTCCTAATATACTGTCTCCAAAGGAATACGTCCAATGGAAGTCATCTGCCCCTAGAGCTATGGAGAAGTACGCTGAAAAGCGAGGCTGTGAGAGCAGAGTACTATAGAGCATTAGGGCTAGCCATCGAGGAGCTTGGAGAGGTCTCCATCGGTATTACTAAGGGTAACAGTGAGGAAGCTGATGCCCTTGGTGTTACGTATGAGGATGCTCCTACCTTCACCAGTATTGCCTCGATGCTCATCATCTCAGGAGGATTAGATGCTGGTTATGTAATGGACCAGCTAGAGCTATGGGAGCTCCCTGCTCTACTCAAAGGATTAGAGCAGCGAACAAGGGAAAGAATGGAGCATTCCCGTCTCTTCACCTGGCTGATCATGCTTCCTCATCTGTCTAGGGATGCTGCTGACAGCCCAGAAAAGATCCTACCCTTCCCTTGGGAGAAGCCCGAAGAAGATGAGACCCGTTGCGCCCTTTATGATTTTATCGCTACTGCTCGATACTCCCCAGATCACTAGTTCTCATACAGATGGCCAATAATCTTTCCTTCTACGTCCGACTGGAGCTATTGGCGGACAAATTCCGTCAGGAGGCCGAGAGCGCCAAGAGTGCTATACGTGGTATTCAGTTCCAAGCCCTTGCTATGGCAGGGGCTTTGGGGGCTGGTGTGACCTCGATTGGGGGGCTCATCTCAACCCTCGTGCAAAGTGCACGAGAAGCAGGGAGAGCACGGACCATTCTCCGTAATGTCAGCCGTGATTCTCGTGAATATGGGCAAAGTCTACGCTTTGTATCCGAGCTAGCCGAAAAATACGGTACAGACCTCATAGGTACGACAGATGCTTTCGCTAAGTTCAAGGCCGCCGCTGGGAGTATGGGGGTCGTTGCCCAAGAGCAGGAGCATATCTTTGCCAATATATCCAAGGCTATGGCCTCCTTTGGAATCTCTGGCGGGGAAGCGTCCCTAACGATGACGGCCATTACCCAGATGATGAGTAAGGGGAAGATCTCAAGTGAAGAGCTACGGAGTCAGCTCGGGGAGCGGATGCCTATTGCCATGCAGGCAATGGCCAACGCAGCCGGTGTGTCTCTTGCTCAGCTTGACAAGCTTCTCAAGGAAGGGAAGCTCCGTAGTGCTGACATCATGGGTAAGTTCTCCGATGAGTTGGCCAAGCTCTCTGGCGACATCTCTACGGACAATCTCGAATCCTCCCTTGGTCGTCTTAAGAACGCCTTTACTTCCATTGCCGATGACCTCCATATCTACGACCACTTCAAGACGGCTGTCGATAAGGTAAAGGAGCTCCTTGACTATCTCAAGGGTCATCTTTCCAACCTATATATCTGGGCAGGTGGAGTTCTATCACTACGACTTTGGGGAAAGTTCTCAAACGCTTGGAACGATGCCTCTTCCCTCCTCCGTACTGAGCAGGCCAAATCCATCGCTAGCGATGCCGAGGCCAAAAGAAAAGCACAGCATGCAGCACAAGAGGCGCAACGAGCCCTTGCCGAAGCTGATGCCAAAATCGCTAGAGCTGAAGCCGCCCTGACAGCTGGTAGTGCATCTACATCTAATGAAGCTAAGCGTATTGCCACAGCTACTAAGAAGGGAGATGCCAAATTCGCCTCTGCTGTCAATAATCTGTCAAAAGCTCAAGCAGACTACCGACAGCTCACATCTCTACATGAGACCTACCTTCGTGGGCTAGAAGCTAAAGAGATAGAGGTCGCTCAGCGAGTAGCCTCTGCCAAGGCCACGCTCTCTACTGCTACGGCTTCAGGAGATAGCCTTGCCATCCGTGAAGCTCAGCGATCCTACGACAAAGTGCTAGCCGAAGCATCCCGCCTCACCACTGCCAATGCATATAAGCGAGAAGAGGCAGAGGTGCGATACGCCTTCCGTGCCGATGAGCTACAGAAGAAGATCGCAGCTTCAGGTCAGGCCCTCAATCAAGCCCAGCACGAGCGGAAGGAGCTCTTGGCAAAGGCTCATGCTCAGAATGAAGAGACCCGGATAAAGCGACTAGCATCCCTTCAGGCCTCCCTGAGCAGGGCAAACGCTGATCGAGTGGCTATAGGTGCACGTACGACCAACCTCCCAGTGTCATCTGCCTCAGTAGGAGGAGCACTGAATACGCAGCGAGCAATAGCTAATGCAGGACGGCTCACATTTCAGCCAACTGAAATCACCGCAGCATCGGAGCGGGCAGCATCCGCTACAGTGGGTATTTGGACACGTACTACTGCGACCTTCCGAGTACTATGGACGTCTGCTGTAGCTACTGTTCGATCTGTGATGAGCACCCTCGTACCACTAGCTATCATTGGGGCTATCACGGCTATCATCACTAAGATGGTAGACTGGTATAACAAGCAGAAGGAGATCAACGGACTACAAGCAAAGTATAGGAGTGATCTCAATTCTATAAGCTCAAGTCATAGTGAAGAAAGCCAAAAGCTACTCCATCTCTTCGATACATACAAGGGACTGCACGGGCAAGTAGAAGAGCAAAAGATCGTGCAGCATCAGATTGAGCGTAGCTTAGGGCTCCAAGAAGGGGCACTTGATCGTCTCAGAGGAAAGTATGAAGACATCCGAAGTATCATCTCTAGCACGATCAAAGTTAAAGACCTAGAGCGACAATCGGACTTCCTCGCTCAGACGGAGAATGAGGCGAAAGGCCACCTGAACAAGAGAAGAACAGCCTACCTCATCAAGCACCCTGAAGCTGAGCTCCCGCAGTCATCCATGGATGCCATCGGTAAGGCGATGGCTGCTTACAACGGTGCTGGTATGCTTCGTGCGGCTAAAGAGATGAAGGATGCTGGGGGAGGTATCAATGGAATTCAGTATAGGACACTCATCAATTCTTTCTGGCAGGAGAATAGGCGACTTCCCTCGAAGGATGAACGAGCTTTCCTATGGAGCGAGGTAAAGAGTGGATGGACGAGTCAAGATCTTAGAGAGTCCATCGGATACGCCAAGGTCGCTATTCAGGCATCCAAAGATCGAGCACAGACCGATGAGGCTGTAGCTAAAGCCAATGTCGAGTATGAGCAAAAGCTCAAGGAATATAGTCTCTCCACACTCTCGGGAACAACTGGAGGAGAGGAGCACGGGAACGAGAAGAGAGGGAAGAAATCAGACCTACAGCGTGCCCGTGAGGCTGCTGAACGAGACCAGCTAGCCGTAGAGAATCGACACGCAGCTGGGCTCTACGAGAGTACAGATGCTTATCGTCTCGCCCTCGATAAAGTTGCACAGACCCACATTGAGCACCTCGGATCCCTCCTGGGAGTACAATCTAAGGAGGATGAGCAGGTCAAAAGCCTACAGGCTCTCTTACTGACGGACCGTGAGCTCATCGAGGAGAAGGAGAAGAGCCGGCGGGAGCTCGCTAGACTGGCCATCAAGTATCAGGTAGGTATTGCCACTCAAGATGACCTAATAGAAGCTACGGCCGAGCGAGCCAGGGCAGAACTATCTGCTGCAATCTCCTCTGGTAGGCATATTGACCTCTCCGATGAATGGGTACAGGCCAAGCTAGCTGAAATAGCAGAGACGAGTGCTATCTCATCTCTCCAGCGTGAGTACAATCAATCTACTGATCGGCTGATGCAAGAGCGAGTAGCAGGTATCCTCTCAGAACGGGAGTATCATGAGGCACTTGCCGAACTCATCTCTACCACAAGAAAGAAGGCTATTACCACCGCTACTTACACTCCAACTGAAGAGGCACGAAAGAAGGATCTATCCGATAGTCTCACGGGGGCTCTAAAGTCTCTAGCTCCAGCTCTACTCCCTCAGCGAGAGAAGCGGGACACCACAACTGACTACAAGAAGGATGATGAGACCAAACAGAAAGAGGAACAAAAGCTCCTCGAGGATTATATCAATGAGCTCAAGAAAGCCGAGCGTGCTGGCCTCGATGTAGGTGATGCTCTTCGGGAGGCACAGGCCGAGGCGAAAACCCTCGATAAGGCTCTTCGCCTCGCTGAGCTGGAGGGTGATCTAAAAAAGTACCAGCAGGCTGTCGAAAACAAGACCCTCTCAGGTATCAAGACAGTAGCTCAAAGCGCACGAAACCTCAAGAGTGCCTTCGATAGTCTGCAGAAAGCGTTCGACCCAGAAGAGAATGCCAGTGCTTGGGAGCGCTTCTTCGCCGTCTTCGACTCTGCTAGCCAGGGTATCGATACTATTCTCTCCTTGGTTAGTATGGTCAAGGAGCTACAGCAGGCCAAGGAGCTAGCTCACGCTGTCGATAAGGTGATTACATCTGAGAAAATCGCTCAGAACGCTACTGTATTGGCCAGTGAAGCTACCGCTACCAGCACAGAGGTAGGACTATCCGCCACACGAACAGCCGCAGCTTCAGTTGAAGCCAAGGCCGACACCGTAGGCGCAGCAGCTAAGGTAGCTAAGGCGCATGCTGCTCTACCCTTTGTCGGGGTCGCCATTGCTGGAGCCATGATTGGTGCACTCATTGCGACCATTGCCAGTAGTGCAAGTAAGGTGCCTAAGTTTGCTAACGGTGGGATCGTCCCAGGGGGAGATGGTTCAGGGGATCATGTCTTGGCTCGTGTCAATCCTGGGGAGCTAATCCTCAATAAAGCGCAACAAGGTCGTCTGGCCAACCATCTCACCCAATCCTCTGCTTTGCATATCGAGGTCGAGGGACGCATTCGTGCCCGTGACATCCTACAGCTCTCCACAGTGGCCACACGCCACAAATCCCGCTAGTGTTTCTAGCCATATATCACATTCAACCTATACCCTTAATACAGTAAGTGTATGATCTTATTAACCAATCTAGTAGGCGACTACCTAGACTTCAGTGGCTTCAGCCGCTGGGAGTTCACCCTCTCGGCAGTGGCGATCCTGCTGTGTTACGCCTCAATCCTCATCGTCTCGGCACTAGATGTACGCAGTGCCATACGTCGGGACAAGCGATTTGCCCATAGGATGGCTCTCATGTCTCTCAGGGAGGGGGATGAGGCTGGTACGCTGGCGACACTGGAGCGCAAGTGGTCGCCCGAGCTCAATAGCTGGGGGCTCAAGCGCACCATCCGTAAGCTCAGTGTCTACTACAACATCCTCTTCGCTGTGGGCTTCGTCGATATGCTCCTTCTGGTGGTGGACCTGTGGAAGCTAGTTGGAATTGTAGAGGTGCCCTACATCTCGGTGGCTCTCGCTCTAGTCTTCATCGGTACAGAGATCCTCTCGATCTGGGAAAATAGCCCTAAGCGAGACCGGGACAACATCGTCAAGAGCCTGCGTCGCTTCCGACAGACAGCAACTGAGCTTAGTCGAGACCTCTCCAGCGAAGATGTCAAGCAGTTACGCCAACTCCTCGATGAAGTACGCAGGGGCGATAAATGATACGACAGATGAATACCGATCATAAGTATTTCAGCCTCTCAGAGCTGGTGCACAGTGCGACCGCAGAGGCTCACAGAGTAGATAACACGCCCCCCGTGGAGCTACTGCCCAATCTGCATAGGCTTATGGACTATCTGGACAAGGTGCGTGAGGCGTACGGCGCACCTATCCGTGTATCCTCGGGTTATCGATGCACTAAGCTCAATAGCCTAGTAGGCGGTGTTCCTCGTAGCCAGCATGTCCAAGGGTTAGCAGCTGACCTCGGCGTGCCTGACCTCTCTCGACTATTCGATGTGATCCGTCGGGTGGGTGGCTTTGACCAACTTATTTGGGAGCATCCTGGACGCAGTAGATGGGTGCACGTCTCTATCGCCCCCGAAGGGCAAGTCCCCCGAGGATCAGTGCTTGACTATGATGGTAGGCGATACCGACATCTATAGCGATAACTCAAACTACAAATGTATTATGAGTGAAAAGATACTTAACCACAAAGACGTGGTACGTGTTCCCTATGGTACTGACCAATTGTTTAGCTTGGTGCTCGATTTTGAGGATAGTGGCCAGCCTCCCATTGTGGGGGAGCCCCTCCCTCCAGCCCTTGACCTGAGGCAGGCCGAGGGGCTACGAATCACATTAAGTAGCGAGTGTGGAGATGTCTATAGTGACCTTCCCTATCGCATATCCGAACAGGATGGCCGGCATAATATCCTCATCGTTGAGCTTCCCTACGAGCGACAGCATCTGGGGCTGTGGTGGTGTAACATCGCCTTTGATCTCCCCAACGCTGACTACGCCGACGGCAAGTGGCACCATACCCGTCACTTCCCGCTCTGCTATGTGGCTGGGGCGGAGACTGCTGGTAGCGTACGTCCTCGACCACAGCCCCAGCATACCCTATTGCTCTCCCGTGCTACGGGAGCTGTTCGCCCCTTTGTCGTGCCTGACTTAGATACAAACCTATTTGTCTATAGCCGTTTGGCTATGGGGCGCATCAACTATAGCAACATCGAGCAGGCCTTCGGATATGTACACGATCCCACGTTCTATCAGATTGCCCCAGGCGAGGTGCTACGATTCACCGAGATCGGGATATTTAAGGGATGGGAGAGTGATCATACTAACGTACTCAAGGGATGGATGGAGTTACATCCAGCTGCTAACGTGACCTTCTACGACGAACTTCGTATCCCCTTCTCCCAGGTCGAATACCTTAGAAAATCTGAACAAGGAGCAGCGGGAGATAATAAGGAGTATCGCCGGGTGGGCAGTGAGCTCATCGTAGCCCCACGCCGTGCAATGTACTACCGATATGATGCTATCTGGTCATGCTCGGCTCTTGTGCTTCAGAGAGTAGATCCTCGTACTCCAGCTCCTCGCCCGACAACCTTCACTCCAAGTCCAGAGGACGTTCGAGCAGCTTATCCCTTCCGTGAGGTCATCCCATCACCCGTTAAGTAGTATGTGTGCTCTATCATACAAGAAAGCAGTAGTAACCTTCATCGTCATTCTCCTACTTGCCTCCTGCTCACCTCGCATCCGCACTATTCAGCTGAAAGAGGTGCATACAGAGTGGCGAGATCGTGTCCGCATTGATAGCGTGTACATTAGGGACAGTATCCGAGAGAGTGAGCACAAGACGGGAGACACCGTCTGGCGTGATCGGGAGGTGTGGCGCTGGCGAGAGCGCACTGTTCGTGACACTATCCGTGTCCATAAGACAGATACAATACCCCTACCAGTCGAGGTGGTTCGAGAGGTGCCACGACCCTTCTTTGGAGAGGTACGTAGGACTGCTGTATGGCTTTGCCTTCCTCTTATTCTTGGCATCATTGCCCTCACCTTGTGGCGCAGGAGGAAGTAATAGATACTAGCTACTAGCTATGTAGGATGCAAAAGAGAAAGCCCCCACCTTCGTGTGAAGGTAGGGGCTTCCATTTGAAAATATCATGAATAGATAGAAAAGCCCCCGAGATCAAGATCTCAGGGGCTTAAGGAAGGGACGCCTAGTTGTGATTAGATAATTTACCCCTTCCTTTACAGGGTGTCTGCACATCGTCTAATCCGATCTGCTAGGTCACAAAGAGCTCCTTTGAGCTCCACTTGCTCTTGCTCAGTAAATCCTGAGTTGTTCCCGCTGTATATACCATCCATCTTGTGGTACATCCATGAAGACGACTTGCCAAAGTATCGTCGGGCAAGCCCACGCCAAGATATATCAAGTAGAATGTCGCTTACCTTCTGCTTTACGGTTAGTTGCTCTGCTACTTTCACAGGAACAACGGTTATTACTTCATTCAT